AAAGAAAAAGTATTTCTCGTATGATTAGAGGACAATCAGTGGAACTTGATCCTGAAGTGGTGGCAAAAATAAATCGTGGTGAATTACCAAAAGCTGTTCCAATGGGTGGTGTTAAATCTAGGATAATTGATACTGAAGAAATTTTACGCGACAGTGTAGAACCAGAATTATTAGGTCCAAATTTACGAATTAAAAAGTCAGATGAACCAGATGTTCAATCTATGACTGTTGGCCCTTACGCATATTCACTTGACAATAAAACATATAATAATCCTGCGGTGCATCCTGGTTTTCCGCAAATACTAACAGGTCAAGCGAAGCAAGGATCTTTTGAGGGAGTACCTTTTGAAGATGCTTTTCCAGAGTTTATGGAAAAAATGAAACAAAAGTTTGAATTAAGAAAACAAACCAATCCAGAAAATAAACAAAAATTTGACAGAAGTTTTTACGGTATGTCAGCTAAACGAGGAATTGCAGGCGAAGGATTACCTACACAAAAAATTGATGAAAAGTATTTATCAAACCTGCAAAAAAAAGGTTATGCAGAAGGTGGTTTAGTAATAGAAGAAGAGTTAGATCGTATTTTTTCTGATACGAGTGCAAACACAGAAGAAATAGAGATTCAAGAAATAGAAACTTCAGAAGAATCTCCATCGATCATTAGGGATTTTATAGACAACATAGAATTTACTGGTGGTAAAACAAATGTAAAATATGGCACTGACAGAGAAAAAGTTATGATGTGGGATGGAGAAAAGTTAACTCCTAAAACAATCACAACAGATATGTTAATGGGTGCTACCCAAGGAGGTCTTACCACTACAGTTGGAGATAATGTTGTAGTGGATATATCAGGGCTTGGTCTTAAAGGATTTTCAGATTTTAATGATACCACTATTGAAGGAACACCAATCACAGGCGGTCTTACTTACATCGGTGATCAAGGAGATATAAGACTTGAAGGTGTATTAGATCCTAATGAGAGAGAATTTATAAACGCTAATCTGTCTGGATCATATAATATGGGTGATAATAGACTTAGTGGTAATATTAATTATGATCCTGCTAGTGGGAATATTACAAACATTGTGGGCGAGTTACAGCGTATGTTAAGTGAAAACTCTACGGGTTACGGTAAAGTTAGATATGATCCAATAAACGAAAAGACTTCTGGTAAAGTGGGATATGAATATAGAGTGCCTAACACTGGCTCCAGAATAAATGTAGAGGGTTCAGTAGATCCATACCGTGACAACGAAACAAAAGTAATGGCTAACTTTACTAAAGGATTTAACAGAGGCGGTTCATATGATGCCGATAAAATCAATATGATGGCTGACCAGATATTGGAGACATATAATGTCTGATGAAACAATGATGGGCGATGAGCTACAAGGTGAAACTGTAGCTATTCCTAATGAGATTGCTGAAGTTGAAGACACAGACGATGGCGGTGCTATGGTCCGATTGGATGAGATGGAAGCAAGCCAAGAAGACAAACTTGCACATTTTGCAAACATTGTTGAAGAAGTAGATCAGAGTAAACTTAAAACAGCTATCAGTGATTTAGTTGAAAAGATTAGTAGAGACAAAGAGTCACGGGAAAAAAGAGACAAGCAATACGAAGTAGGATTGCAACGCACGGGTTTGGGTGATGATGCACCTGGAGGTGCTCAGTTTACTGGGGCTAATCGTGTTGTGCATCCAATGTTAATTCAGGCGTGTGTAGATTTCTCAGCGCGATTTATGAAAGAAGCGTTTCCATCCACAGGCCCAGTTAAAAGTAAAATTAACGGAATGCAAACGCCAGACAAAGTAGAAAAAGCTAGGCGTAAAACTGAGTTTATGAATTGGCAGACTACTGAGCAAATGCCTGAGTTCCGTTCTGAGTTAGAACAATTGAGCACACAACTACCGTTAGGCGGTGGTCAGTATATGAAATTCATGTGGAACAATGAGCACCGTAGACCAGTATCTGAGTTCATTCCAATTGACGATGTGTATCTGCCATTTGCAGCTACTAATTTTTATTCGGCTGAAAGAAAGACCCACGTTCAATACATAACCAAAATGGAATACGGACAACGTGTAAAGTCGGGTATGTATATTGATGTGGATCTGGGTTATCCGAATGACCCTGAGTACAGTAAAGCTACAATTGCAAATGATAAAATAGAGGGCAAGAGTGAGACAAGTTATAACGAAGACGGTCTTAGAACTTTGTTTGAAGTTTACACTTACATTGAATTTGAAGAGAGTGATGGTTTAGAGCCTTATATTCTTACAATTGACAAGACTACTAACAAGGCGTTGTCACTGTATCGAAACTGGGAACCAGACGATGCAATGAAAAACGAATTAGATTGGATTGTTGAGTTTCCATTTGTGCCTTGGCGTGGTGCCTATCCGATTGGATTAACTCAAATGATCGGTGGTCTAAGTGGTGCAGCAACAGGTGCATTACGAGCGTTGATGGACAGTGCTCACATTCAAAACATTCCCACCATGTTAAAATTAAAAGGTGGACCAAGCGGTCAGACAATTAGTTTGCAACCAACAGAGATTGCTGAGATTGAAGGTGGTGCGATGGTTGATGACATACGCAAAATTGCTATGCCATTACCGTTCAACGGTCCAAGTCCTACGTTGTTTCAATTGTTGGGTTTTTTAGTAGACGCAGGCAAAGGTGTTGTTCAAACATCATTTGAAAAACTTAGTGACACTAATCCGAATATGCCCGTGGGTACAACGATGGCTCTTATTGAACAGGGCATGGTTGTGTTCAGTTCTATTCATTCGCGTCTTCATTCTTCCATGAGTAGATGTTTTAAAATTCTACATCGTATCAACAGTGCATATTTAATTGAAGAAGACATAAAAGCAAATGACGTTGGGCTAGAAGTAGAGCCATCTGACTTTGACGGTCCATTGGATGTTGTTCCTGTTAGTGACCCTGCAATATTTAGTGAGACACAGAGGTTTGCACAGATCCAAGCAATTATGGAACGTGCTCAAATGATGCCTCAAATGTACGATCCTCGTAAAGTTGAAGAAATGTTTTTACGAGTAATGAAAGTTCCTGACTCTGAGGTGTTGTTAGAACAACCAGGAACAGAAAATATGGACCCTGTGAGCGAAAATGTAGCTGCAGCTTTGGGTAGACCTATCTATGTTTTACCAGAACAGGACCATTTGGCTCATATGTTGACGCATTTGCCGTTTTTAAAGTCACCATTATTTGGTTCAAACCCTGCAATTGTGCCTAATTTTCTGTATCCTATGGCGATTCACCTAAGAGATCATCTTTTAAACTATTATTTGGTCGAAGCACACACGGCTGTTCAACAGGCACAGTCTCAAAACCTTATTCAAGAGGAGGCACAAGACCAAGTCACGGTAATTGGTAAAGTTCAACAGTTTATTGAGCAACAATTAGGGAGTTTTGGTCAAGAATTGGCACAAATTACGGAAGCGGCGCAACAATTTGCTCCTAAACCTCCAATGCCACAGGATAAATCGCTAGAAATTGCTCAAATGACGCTACAACAGAGAGCACAAGCTGAACAAGCCAAAATCCAACAAGATCAAATGGAACTTCAAGGTAAAATGGAGCTTGAACAAGCTAAAATACAACTTAAAACTCAAGAAATGGCTAATGATGATCAACTTGAAACAGCCAAAATTGCTAATGATGAGGCTGAACGTCAAGAACGTATAGCTCTTGAACAAATGAAACAAGCTAACGAGAACGATAGAAAAGCAGCAGAACTTGCGGCTAGAGAAAGAATGAATACGTCTGATAATGAGACAGCTAAACTACTTGCTGCAGCTGAAATGGCTACGGGTGAGAAAGTTTCGGTGAGTACGGGTACGGGAATAAATCCTAACCCATAACGAATAGTGGTAAAACGTAAACGATGGCTTTTTTACAGAGTAATATTCCGCATTTCAAGTGTTGGGTGCGTAAAGAATACACGTTTAACCATCAACAGTTTCATGGTGAATTTATTCATGCAATGGCAATTGCTGTTACTACATTACCGTGTCGTAGTTTAAGTTTTCAGATGATTTTTACGGGTGCTGAGACATACGACACTGATGAACCTAATGTTCATGGCGGTGCGATGTGGGCAAGAATGCCGATAACAGCATTAGTTGGCGATACGCCATTTGATGAGTGGCCTGTGCCAATGGCAACTCACGATGCACAACCGTGGGATTGTTCTTCAAGAACTCATAGTGTTTATGTGTTGGACCGATGTACTCCTTGTCCTTGGTTAGCAAAGATTGACGGAGAACTGTATCCAGCAAAATATTACTTCACTGTTGACTACACTGATTCAGAAATAGGAGATGACCCTGCTCAACATAAGCAGTCCCATGTTCTAGAACTTCTGGATGCAGGCCAATGGACAGGTAATATAGTAGCTTTACCTAATAATAGAGTTAGAGTTACGCACCCTGCGTGGTTTGAGTTGGGAGAAGGAGCACCAGAGTTTCGTCCATCACAACATATTCATTACAGTAAATCAGATTTGGACTATACTTTGGATGTAAATCGTGTTTTTGACAATTTATATACGGAGAAAAAAAATGAAAAGTAAAGGTTATGCTAAAGGTGGCATGAAGTCTAAAGGTTATGCCAAAGGCGGTAAAATGAAAACCAAAGGGTATGCTAAAGGTGGTGCCGTTGGGCCAACTCAAGGCCAACGTCAAAAATATAAAAGAA